CTGGTGCTGGCGTCCCTTCAACGTTATTATTAGGTAATGCTGTTCCTTTATTCTTTTCACATAATCCAGTTTTATTGTTTTTTCGTGTTCCATTAGGACATCTGGTCCTTTTTTTCTTAGTTCCCATATTTTGAGATGGAGCCATATTATATATTACATATATAATCTTAAATTGCTTAATACTGTATTTACACGAGTTATAACGTCTATTTTTTCTAAATTATATGGACGTATCATCTTACAAACGTCAGAATATGGCTTCCATTCCACTTTACTAACTTCGCTTTTCTGAAATTCTGTGTCAGAGTTACGAAGATTATCCAGATACGCAATATAATATCGGTGTTTGTATGATTTGTAATTTGAACCGGTAAATATTTCCTCTACAGGCAATATATTTTGCACTATCATTAAATTGTTACGCAAATACCCAGTTTCCTCCTCAAATTCGCGGAGTGCACAATTCAGGTCCTTTTCATGATAATTGCGTCTGCCTTTAGGATATCCCCATTCGGGCGTCTCCCACGCAGTATTGGAATTGGCAATTAGACTGTTAAGTGTGAAGTATGTATTGTTCGTTTTGATTCCATGTTTCAGTGAGCTAAATTTGTCCCTAGATACTTTTTCTTCTCCTCGATACTGTATGCCAATGTTATCACCCCACAAATAACTCCACAGCTCGTCAAAGTCCATTGTCACCAAGCGCTCCTTTTCACCCACGGTCATTTCATCAATGATGTTCATAAGGTAGTTTTTATTGTGTAATGGATATTTACCTCTCATAAAATCGACGAAGCCCAACGAATCCTTCCTTCTAATCATAAGATACTCTGCCTCACCTTTATTATATCTGAACGCAATAACGCCAATGCTCGTTATAGGTTGTTTACATTGATGAAACATGTGGCCATTTTTACCACAATTATTACAAAAATTATATTGCTTTGACATACTATTTGTTATTATCTGTTAATTTTTATATCATTTACAATAAATGGCATTAGATCCTAAAATATGGGGGCCACACTATTGGTTCGTATTACACACAATTGCCATATCATATCCGCTGTCACCCAATGACGTAACTAAAAAGAAATATTATGATTTTATTCAGAACCTTCCACTGTTTCTGCCCGTAGACGAAATAGGGAACACGTTTAGCAAGTATCTAGACTCATATCCCATCACACCATATCTGGACTCGCGCGAGTCGTTCATAAAATGGATGCATTTTATCCATAATAAAATAAACGTTGCGACGGGGCAGGACGAAATAAGTATGGACGAGGCGATGTCTGATTACTACGAAAACTATAAACCGAAGGCGGTGAAGGACAATGAGACGCGAAGACACCGAGAGAAATTCGTCTTTATGTTTATAATTATAATCCTATTTATAATCGGCGCAATTCTCTATAATAAATAAGTTAAATATATATCAACAGATTTAGTAATATGATTACACCATTCACATATCCAATAATGTATATGTCCGTCATATCGCCTGTATCCGTGTATTCTAAATTACTCGACGCACCCCTTAAACCACCTAGAGTTTGCCTGACGCTATATAATTTACTGAATGTATTTCTAAACTACTACACAATCTGCGGAATGTATCCATATTTTTCAGATGCGACGGTTGGTATTGATGTAGAATATGATAGAAACTTTAAATTTTACGCATACCTACACATATTGACCAACAGTATCGGATTTGTCGATTCGTCTCTAATTATCTTAGCGCACAAATGGGACAAATTGTCAACACTACATATTTTTCACCACGGAACGTCGGGATTGTGTTGGTTATATGTCCTCCAACATTCACAATTTGGCGGGTCGGTCGGTATTTATTTTGCTATGCTTATGGGAGCAGTTTACAACATACTTATGTATATTCATTATTCCATTACTAGCACGGGATATAAAAATCCGGCCAAACCGCTCTTCGTAGGCGCACAACTATGTCAACTATTAATGGCATCAATTCACAGCGTTATCCGCGTATTACATAATACAGACCACGCGATTGGTGGATTCGCCAATCTATATTACATTACGATATTGCTGTATTTATATCATAACGAGCTGTTTCCGGAGAATCCCACCAGAAAAATATCCGCCTACAAACCGCTACACGTGAGAATCAACAATAAAATATATGACGCGGGCGAGTTTCAATCAATCCACCCTGGTGGAAATGTTATTAAATTTTACAATTGTATTGAGAATGACGTAGATGCGACCGACGCATTTAATACGTTTCATCTTCGTTCAAAACACGCAGCCAAACGCCTCGCTCGATTACCCGTTGTCCGCACTCTCTCCAAAGAGGAGTATATTGTGGGAAATGCCGAGTTTAAAAAATTAATCTCTACGTGGAAGGCAAAGGGATATTTCAAAACGAAATACAACTTCTTTATTGTTTGGGCGGCTGCGGTTTTTCTATCTACACTCGCCAGTTACTATGTAATGTATTGTGGCTATCCGATTGTAGGCGGGGTTATGGTAGGTGTCGCCTGGGCACAATGTGGATTTATACAACACCATTCAGGGCATCTGGGATTCAGCGGAAATAACAAGTTGGACATAATGATTCAGACATTTTACGAGGGGCTTCTCAAGGGAGGTTCGGCGCGATGGTGGCGAAATCGACACAATAAACACCACGCGATGCCAAATTCAATCGAACACGACGGGGATTTGAGAACTACACCGTTCTTTGCGTGGGACCCGGTTCTAATTCGAAAAGTCCCTACATATCTTCTGCGAATCCAACATCTCATATTTATCCCGATTATGTTTCTCTATGTCCCCGTGTTCTTCGTTACCACAAAGCTGTTCATAATTCGCAAGGAGTATTGGGACGAGCTCGCCATCATATTTCTCCATTTTTATTTCAGCAGTTTTTTCATAAATAACATTAAGGATTTCGTCGTTTTTTATATGATTGGCTATAGCATTCAAGGATTTTATTTAGGAATTATGTTTGCGCTCAATCATTTTGCCATGGGCCGCATAGACAACGTCGAGACAACGTGGGAAAAATGGCAGATGGACGCCACGTGTAATTGGGGCGTAGGAAACCGATATGCCGAGGTAATCTCTGGTTTTCTGAACATTCAAATAGAGCATCACCTCGCACCACAAATGCCCGCGGAAAATATGCACCTCATTGTTCCCGACGTAATGAAATATTCCAAAGACAATAACATTCCGTATATTAATTACACATTTTACGAGGCGTTTATGAAGATGATGAGCGGGCTCAGGGAGACGGGACAGACTGAACTTAAGCGCAGAAAAAAATTGAAATGATTATCATCGTAGAGATATATAGGCAAAACAAACTACAAGCATATAATGGCAAATTCTCTTATCAGTATGATTCACTCGCTTCCGGACGGCGTCGTCGGTCACGTGCTGACCTACATTCCGCGCAACGATACGGCGCAGCTCATCGTGAACGCCTCGCGCGAAGACAAGCTGGTGCTCACCTACCTTCGCAAGTACAAGGTTACGAACGACGAGTATAGGGAGCAACTATATCGCGAAATCGCTCCTTCGGTCATTGGGACAAGTGAGTATGGCGGTGGAGACGCACCAATGAGTATCATCCGCGAGAATGTCTCGATGGGTGAGCGTATCCGCATGCGGTCAATATCCGAAAGGTCCGGCAATCCGTGGTTTAATCGGTCCAACCTTTAAGCGCGCGATTTTATTTAACCATAAAAAGTAAAAAGCAAAAAAGTAAAAAGCAAAAAGCAAAAAGTAAAAAGCAAAAAGTAAAAAGTAAAAAGGTAAAACGAATATAGTATAATATTTTTTATTTCAATATTATAATATGAAAATAGAACTCCTTATTATAGCAATAACAGCTTTTTTTGTTGCCAACACATATTACGACGGGAAATACGTTCAGCTACTAAAGTCGTGGAAAAAATATTATCAAATGGCGGGGATTGCGTTTGCTGGAATATCCGCCTACGCATATCTTAAGAAATTCCCAGGACAAAGCCAATCGCTAGTATCGCACGCAAACGGGTTTATTAAGCATATGCCGATAGATAAGGAGGCGGGCGATTTACTAACCCCGTTGCTTAATATGACCAAAGAAGGATTTGCGAATCCGATACAGGGCCACCCGATACAGCAGGGGCAAGGAAATATAACACCGCAGCAAAAACGCATGATGAACTCGGGAAAGCAATCCACGAAGCGTAGTGTAAGCGAGACGAAGAAGAAATATGTTGCTTCACAGCAAGGGTGGACTTGTGGGAAATGTAAACGGCAGTTGCCAGCTTGGTTCGAGGTTGACCACAAAACCAGATTAGAATATGGTGGTTCTAATCACGTTGACAATTTAGTAGCGCTATGTAGGGATTGCCACGGAGAGAAAACCGCAATGGAGAATTTATAAACCACCGAAAATTTATAAACCACCGAAAATTTATAAAATATTTAATTATTATAACTATGACAACAGGTTTATTCACCGAAATAGTAATAGAATTAAAAGAAAAGGCGGCTAAGATTCCGCCTAAAATAATGGAATCAGCTTCTAAGGTTTCTACCTTCGTTAAAAAATTTACGACGGAGCCATTTAATTACGCGATTCTACAAAGTATTATATTTGTCATTTTAATTCTGGTCATTGTATTAAGAGACCCATACGATTTATATGCGGACAAACCACTACACGTTACTATGGGTGTATTGTTTATATTTTTCTTAATGTTTATTACATATTTCTTCATCGACCATAGAAAGTCGCTTGGACTAACCACCGATAAAAGTCTCTGGAAAATCTTCGTGAAAAAGTTTTTCTCTCTAATCGCCCTCGCCCTCGCTATTGTTGGGGTGGTTCTGCTTGGTCTTTGGATTATTAAACGCGTTCCACAGATTACTAATATTACAGCGTTTATTTTTAAGGCGGTAGTTGTCACTGGAGTAGTAGCGATTTGCTATATTTTATACAAAAAATTCAAAACCAACGCAAAAGACATTCCAGGCAAAAATAATCGCCTCCTCAAATTGCTGATAGATATATTTCTCTACATACCGTGTATTCTGATTGACACCGTAGAATTCATCAAAGCCCAATGGAAAATAACAACGAAAACAGAATGGCTTATTTTAGGCGGCGAGGTCGTATTCATCGGCATGAGCTACGTATTACCAATCATCTACCAGAAATTAGTTACACACGACGGACAAATTCTTCTAAGAGA